CGAACGGATGGGCAGTGGAAGGAGAAATTGGGGCTTCAGGCCGGAAATTGACTTTCGACAGGGCATTTCAGCGCAATTGCGGAATTGGGAAATTGGGGTTCACGGATTCAGGATATACATATTGGTATTCCTACTCATGTAGCTGAAGATGAAATACCACCTCCCTCAAGGCGCGAGGGAGGTTTTGAAAATCCTTCTGATCCGCCCGGAACCGAGGCCGGGCGCATCTGCCGAGCCATGCGGCAAGCCGGCATTGCCGACGCGAACCCGTCACATCCCAGCCTGCTGACGCTGATCGAAACCGGTGCCGCCGAGTGCGAGTTCGTCGCTGCTGCAAAGGACGCTTGCGACCGTGGCAAGGGCTTTGCCTACGCCATTGCCATCGTGGCCAACGAGCGCAAACGGGCCGCCGCGCTGTCCAAGCAGGTGCTTCATGGCACGCTGCCCGTGGCCGAAACCCCGTACCAGCGCTCGATGCGCGAGCGGATGCAGGAGGTCGCGCCGATGTTCGCGCGCAAAGACCCGTCCGCCAACAAGCCCGTCCAGGCGGTGGATTTTCTCGAAGCCATCGCGGCTCAACAGCGTTTAGCGCAGGTGCAAAAATGAGCTTGTCCGATCAAGTCATCGACGTCGTTTTCCACAAACTTTCGGTCGTCTACGGGCGCGATTTCATCGCCCGCTGGGAGGGGTTGGATTTGGCCGATGTGAAGGCCGACTGGGCGCACGAGCTCGACGGGTTTGACGAGTGGCCCGAGGCCATCGCGCACGCTCTGCGGACGCTGCCGCCGGGCAAGCCCCCCACGGTGCTTGAGTTCCGCGAACTCGCCCGCAAAGCCCCCCGCAAGCAGCCTTTGGCGCTGCCAGAGCCTGCCGCTGACCCGATGCGGGTGAGCGAGGCGCTGCAAAAGCTCTCCGCCCCGGCCCCGGCCGTCAGTCCGTACACGGACTGGATTCGGCGCGGTCTCGCTCGGATCGAGCGCGGCGAGCCGATGAGCAAAACGGTCCGCAAGATCATCGAGGACGCCGCGCGGGCGAAGGGGGTGACGGCATGACGGCGACTTGCTCAACCTGCCGCCATTGGGCCCTGCGCGACAACCGCGAGATGGCGCGGCACAGGTTCGCGCGCTGCTGCCTGGGCCAAGCCTGGATGTTCTGGCCGCCCCGGCATTCGTGCCGCCGGCATGCGCCGCTGGATCAGGCCGCAGCCGCGTCACGGTTGGCGTGGCTGGGGGCAAAGGCATGAGCGACTCCATCCTGCTTGGCATCGATCCCGGCCGCCACACCGGCGTGGCGATTTTCGTGGGTGGTCGGCTGGCCGAGTTGCGCACCACGGACCCGAACGGAGTGGCCGCGTTGCTCGACAAGATCCAGCCCGGACGGGTGGTGTTCGAGGACTCGCGCTTGACGCGTGCGACGTGGAGCCGCAATGTCACCCCGGCCGCGATGCGAAAAATCGCCCGCAACGTGGGGCAAATCGACGCTTGGTGCTCGCAGCTTGTGGACCTGTGCGCCGCGCGTGGCATTGCGGCACACGGGATCAGTCCCGAACACAAAGGCGCGAAGCTTGACGCCGCAGCGTTCGAGCGCCTGACCGGCTGGGGCAAACCGAGCAATCAGCACACGCGGGACGCGGCGCTGGTGGCTTGGCCGTACCGAAGCGCGCGATGCCAAGCCGGGCGAGAAGGGGGGTAAATGTCGAAAGACCTCACGCCGCAGCAAGAGGACTTCGCCACCGGCCTGGCCACGGGCTTGACTCAGGCCGAGGCTTATCGGCTGGCTTATCCGAGGTCGCGCGCTTGGAAAGATAACGCGGTGCATTCGCGCGCCTCCGTTCTCGCGGGCAATGCAAAGGTGCGGCAAAGGGTGGCAGAGCTTGCAGCCAAAGCAGCCGCCGCCAACGAGGTCACCGTGGAGCGCGTGGTGCGAGAGTTGGCCAGGATCGCCTTTGGGAACAAGAGGGCGGTGATGAAGTGGGGGCCGAGCGGCGTTGAGCTGAAGGATTCCGACGCCCTGAGCGAGGACGAAGCGGCCCAGGTGGCAGAGGTGAAGCAGTTAACCAACGCCGTCGGTGGATCGTTGTCGCTCAAGACGCACGACAAGGTGAAGGCGTTGGAGCTGCTGGGGCGCCACGTTGGCATGTTCAAGGATCGGGTCGAGGTCAGTGGGCCCGGTGGCGTGCCCTTGGGGTTGGTGGTGAAGTTTGAAGGGGTGAAGAAGCCTTGAGCATCATTGCGCTTCCCGACTGGTGCGAGCCTTACTTTGCCCCGGCCCGATACAAAATGGCCTACGGCGGGCGCGGCTCTGGCAAGTCGTGGGCCTTTGCGCGCATGTTGCTGGTGAAGGCTTTGCAGGGACGGGTGCGGGTGCTGTGTGCGCGGGAGCTGCAGAACTCGATTCAGGATTCGGTGCACCAGTTGCTGGTAGACCAGATTCGCGCGCTGGGCTTGCAGGGCGCCTTCTCGGTGCAAGAGAAGAAGATCACCAGCCTGACGGGCAGCGAGTTTCTGTTCAAGGGTTTGCGCGGCATGAAGAACAACGCGCAGGCGATCAAGTCGCTTGAGGGGGTGGACATCTGCTGGATCGAGGAGGGGCAGACCATCAGCGCGGCCTCGTTCGAGACGCTGGCGCCCACAATCCGCAAGCCGGGTTCCGAGATCTGGGTCACCATGAACCCGGACCAGGACACCGACCCGGTTTATCAGCTCATCAAGAATCCGCCCGACGGCGCGGTGGTGCGCCTGGTCAACTGGTCGGACAACCCTTGGTTTGATCTGACCAGCCTTCCTGCGGAGCGCGTGTGGATGCAGCGCACCGACCCGGACGCCTACGCCCACGTTTGGGAAGGTCAGTGCCGCAAGAACAGCGATGCGCAGGTGCTGCGCGGCAAGTATGTCGTCGAGGCGTTCGAGCCTGCGCCGGGCTGGGATGGCCCGTATCAGGGGGCTGACTGGGGGTTTGCCACCGACCCCACGGCGTTCGTGCGCTGTTGGGTGGGTGGGCGCACCTTGTATGTCGAGCATGAGGCCTATGGTGTGGGCGTGGAGATCGATGCCTTGCCGGCGATGTTTGACGCCATCAAGGCCGCCCCCAGCCCCCGCGATGTGGTGACACGCGCCGACAGCGCCCGGCCCGAAACCATCAGCTACATGCAGCGCCACGGCTACCCGCGTCTGGTGGCGGTGGCCAAGTGGCCGGGCAGTGTGGAGGACGGGGTGTCTGTGCTGCGCGGCTTTGATCGAATCGTGATTCATCCGCGCTGCAAGCACACAGCCGAAGAGGCGCGGCTTTGGAGCTACAAGACCGACCGGATGACGGGCGACGTTTTGCCGGCACTGGTGGATAAGCACAACCACGCATGGGACGCCATCCGCTACGCGCTGGCGCCCATCATCAAGAAGCGCGAGCTGAGCCCGCAGGGCTTCAACGTGAAAGGCCTGTGATGTCGCTGAAGAAGGGCAAAGACGAGTTGAGCGACTTCGAGTTGATGCTGTTGGAGATCGACCGCATCGAGGCCATGGGCGGCTGCGCACGCACGGTGGAGCGCGTGCGTCAGGCCATCTTCAGCTTCGCCGGGGCCGTGGTGTACATCAATCGCTGTGTGGTCAGGCGCGAGCAGGCGGCGCAGCTGGCTATGCGCCAGCTCGATGCCGGTCGGCCACGTGAAGAGGTGGTCGGCGAGCTGGCGCGTCAGCTGCAGCAGAGTCGCCGAAACGCCCAGCGTCATCTGAACATGGCCCTGGATGCCCGGCGAAAGGCACCGGGCTTCAGGCGCTGGCGGCGCTCTCCGGTGGATACGCCGGCTCTGCCTGTGCAGCCGGACTTGCTGGAGGATGTCGCATGCTGAGCCCTGAAGCCGAAGCCCGGCTGCTCGATGCCATCGCGCGCGAGACCGACGAGGCGGCGCGCCAGGCGCTAACCCGGCTGCTGGTGGACTTGCGTGCCGGTGTGGCGCCGGCCGAGGCGGTGGCCCGCGCGCAGGCGGCGTTTGAGGGCCTGTTTGTGGACAGCTTTGCCCAGGCGCTGGCGGCTGTAACCGGGCAGGCCGTGACGCGCGCCTCCGCGCTGTCGTGGCCGCTTGGCTTCGAGGCGAGCCCGGTGCTGCTGTCCACCCGGCTGCACACGCACGCCCGGGTGACTCAGGCCGGTGTCACCGAGCTGATCCGCGAGCATGTGCGGGGCCTGCAGTCGGCGCGCGCGCTGGCGCTCAGACTCTACGATGGCTACATCCCCCCAGGCGGCGATGGGCCGATGTTGGCGGTGGAGGCGCGCCGGGCGTTGCCGAAGTGGATCAGGCAGGACCCACAGACGCTTTCAGGGTTGGAGTCTGCCATCAGGCGAGGGCAGGCGCAGCAGCTTCGGACACCCAGCCTGCGCGCGGCGTATGAGCAACTGCTTGACGCGGTGGATGAGGGGGCAGGCCAGCGGCGCCTTCAGCGTGCGCTTGATGTGGCCTTCCGAGAGAAAAACCGCTTCTTTGCCAACCGCATCGCACAGACCGAGCTTCACCGCGCGCAGGCTGGCCGGGAGGAGGCGAAGTGGATGGCCGACCCGGAGGTTGAGTATGTTCAGATCGAGCTGAGCGTGAGCCACCCTCAGCCCGACATCTGCGACCTGTTTGCGAAGGTGGACCGCTTTGGCCTGGGGCCGGGGGTGTACCCGAAAGAGCAGGCGCCCAAGCGGCCGTTTCACCCGTTTTGCCGGTGCGTTGCTCGGCCGAGGTGGGGCCTGAGCGGTGAGAAGGCCCGCCCGGTCAATGATGCCGAGCGGTCTTACTTGAGGGGCTTGAGCCCGGAGGAGGCCAGGCGCGTGATGGGCAGTCAGGACAAGCTTGATGCGGTGCTGGGCGGCAAGTCGGCGGTGGAGGTGATCAACGCGGCGCGGCTGCTCGGGCACCGGATCAGGGCGGCGGGTGAGGGGCTGCAAACGTCGGAAATTGCCGCCATGAACAGCAAGGACATGGGGCATCGCATCGTCTCTGGGTTGATCGATGCCGCTCGACTGGCTCCCGCAGACCCGGCCGCACGTCTTGAAGAGCTGTGGGCCAACGCAAAAAGATTCGCCCCTCACGTCCGGCGGCGCATGGAAGACGGCTCCGTTTCCAGTGCAAAGGAGTATGCGCGCCGGACTTTCGAGGTTTTGGCGCAGGCGCGCGAGATCACTGTGGTGGCGCCGCGCGACCTGATGTTGCATTCAACAGGAATGGTTCAGCTTTTTTCCAAGGAATGGATCGTTCTTCTTTCCATGGAAGGGCGTATCGTTACGTCCTACCCTTACTCTCCAGAGAAAATCCAGTTTGAGCAGCGGCATCTAGAGGCAGGAGATCATGTCGAGAAACACGCCATCACCGTGGCCGACCGAGAGGCACTTGCGAAATTATTTGGTGGGAATTGAGTATTGGGATCCCGAGATGGGCGATACCCATGAGGTTCTTGGAAGCCGCGAGGTTTTGCGTGATCGGGTCGGCGAGCTGTCGGGCGAGCAGCTTGCGCAACTGCGCCGCGCCGATGATCAGGCGCTTGCCCTGGTGGCGGCCCACCGTGGCGCCGCCCAGGGCTGGGACATCGCCATGCTGCGCAAGACGGCTGAGCTGATCGAAGCTGAGCGCGCTCAAGGCCAGCGCCGCGCCGCCTGACCCATGTTCACCCATGAATCACCGCCCGCACGGCCATGAGCTTGTAGCTGGCGTCGATGCGGTCTTCGTCGAAGATGGTCTCGACGTACTGCCCGCCCGCGTGGTCCACCTGCGCGCAGATGGCCGCTTCCATGGTCAGGAGCGCGGCGTAGAGCTTTTCCAGGCGCACCCGGCCGGCTGAGTCGGGCGTGTCGTCAAAGGCGTGGATGGGCAGGCCGAAGTAAATCATCGCGTCGGTCTTGCGCCGCCCCAGCGTGGCGCCGGGCTGGGACAGGCTGGGCACGATGCGGATCATGGGGTAGTCGGCCGGCGTGAGGTTGTCTTCCAGGCCGATTTTGCAGGTGTAGGCCACGCCTGTGAAAAACTCTTCCCAGCGCTCTTGCAGGTGGGGCGGGAAGGGCTCGGTTGGCATGTCGCGCAGCCGGTCGCGCAGCGCCTCCAGCCGCCCCATCACGTCACCTGGGATCATGTCGGCCGGCATCATCCGCGCTCCAATCGGATTGAGAAGATGCCTCCCTGCGATCCGGCCCCGGAGGTGGCGTTGCTTTGCGCGGCGCGGGCCTGCGCCAGCGTGCTGTCAAATTCTTTTCGGTAGGACCCGAGCTTGCCGGTGAACAGGTCTTCGGGGCCTTTCTGGCTCTCCAGGCAGGTGATGATGTAGGCGCGCAGCACCACCAGCCGGGCAACCCATGGGGCGGGCAGCGTGCCCAGGTCGGCCACGTCGGCGATGGCGCGCGCCTCGCGGGCGGGGGTGATGAGCGGGGCCAGGTAAGCGTCGGTGTAGGTGTGGGCGAGGGTCATGGGTCATGTCCGGTTGAGTCGTTCGGCCAAGTGGCGCTCGAAACGCTTCGGCGCTTCGCGTGCGGCATCCTCCATCCAGGGGTCGCCCTTGGTGCCGGGGTGTCGCACAGCATGGGCAAAGGCGAACTTCCCACCCGTTGCCCAGCGCAGCGCCTTTTTGTTTTTGGGTCGGATGATGTGTGGCTTGGTGCCCCAGTGCACGAACACCGCATGGGGCGCCACCTGTGGGTCGTGACCGATGAAGTATTCCAGCGGGTTGATGCGCTGGCTGGTGACGCTGCGTTCCAGGGCGCCGGTCTTGGTGTGGGCGCCTGCGCGGCGGCGGATGAAGTCGTGCAGATCGTCGGCTGTGCGGGCCAGCGCCACCGGGGCGGCGGTCTGAAGGTCGGCCAGTTTGGTCTTGACCTGCGGTATGCCGCTGACATCAAGCTTGACTTGCATCGTCTTCTCCGGTTGTGTTTCGGTTTGCAGGAGGGCGCTCTTGCTCCGCATCGTCGATTTCCCGCAGGATGTCATTGAGCGCCTGCTCGTCGCCGGAGCCCAGCGAGAGCGTGACGAGCTGCTTCATCTTGGCGCGGTGCCAGCCGGGCGGCGCGCCCAGCGCTTGAAGGCTCTGCGCTGCGTCAAGCTCGGCCTGAAGGTCGGCAATCTGGAACTCGCGCGGCCAGCTCACAGCGACGCGGTTGCTGATGCGCAGCCACGCGCAGGCCACATCCCACACGCGGCGCTCCAGGTCTTCCATGCGGCGCGCGAACAGGGCCAGCGCGGCATTGAGCGCCTGATACCGGATTCGCAGGGCCTCCCCGGATTCGGCCTGCTTCTCGCCCGGCGCCTGAATCTCGTGCCCGATGTGGCGGATCAGGGCCTCCATGCGCTCGATGGCCTGAAGGTAAATGGATGCCGGGCCGTCCGGCGGCGCAATGAATCCCGGGCTGTCGCCAAAACACACCAGCATGTTCGATGTGCCTATGGTCTCGGTCACCTCGCGCGCTTTGGCGGCGTCGAACTGGGCCATCTGTTCGGGCGGGACCGGGTAGGTCAGCAGGCTGAAGGTCTGGCTGCGAAGGATTTCGTCAAGCTCCGATCTCATGTTGAACAGCCGCGCCGACAGGTCTGCGATCTGGGCGAACTCGCCTTCATGGCCGAAGGCCACCTCGGCGAAGGCCAGCACCGGGCACAGGTCAAGGCCGTGTTCCCCGGCGGCCAGCGTTTCGGAGCCGCGCCGCACCCACCATCCGGCCGTGTCCCAGCCTTTCACGACCTCCACGAATGAGGTGGCGCCGGGTGCCGGCGCCCATGTTGCGCGAATCTCGCAGAACGACACCCTCCCGCGCTCGTCCACTTCGACCTCAATCACCTCTTCGGGCTTGATGGGCACCAGGTAGGGCACGGCGCGCTGCTCAATCTGTTCACCCTGCGACGCGGGGAGATTGAGCGGCATGTCCACCAGCAGCAGCATGGAGCCGCGCGCCTTGGCCTGGATGATGAAGTCGCTCCAAAACACGTCCAGCGTATCGCCGCGCCAGTTGCAGTCGGCCGACATCAGTTGAAGCAGGGGGTTTTCCACCTGGCGCGAGACGGCGCGGCTTCCCATGTGGCCGGCGAAGCGGGCGCATGCGCTCATGAGGTCGCGGGTGTACCAGGCCAGTTTCTGGCGGGCCTTGTATTTGTCGTCGCTCTCGCGCGGGTAGCGCACCAGGGCGCCGGCGATGCCCGGGGCGAAGGGCCCCGAGCCTTCCAGCGAGTCGCGCAAGAACTGAAAACGGGCCGTGTTGATGAGTAGGGGTGTGGTCATGGTGCGGTACTTTCTGCGCGAAGACGGACATGCCTTGCAAAACCGTGTCGCGCCACGGGTTGATCATCGTGCCCATCTGCAACCACTGCGCCGGGTAGAGCCCGGCCCCGCCATGGACATCGAAGCACTGAAAGACAAGCTGGGCGACCAGTTCGAGCCGTTGAAGGCCCACATCGCCGACCTCACCGGGCAGCGTGATGCCGCCCGCCGGGAGTCGGCAGACGGCCGCGTCGGGCTGAAGAAGAAGGTGAGCGAGCTGGATGCCGCGCTCACCAAGGCCTTGAACAAGCTGGGGGCGGACAGCGTGGAAGACCTGGACGAACTGCCAGACGCCAAGGGCGCCGCCGATGCCGCCCGGCAGGCGCAGGCGCAGGCCAAGCGGCTGGAGAAGCAGTTGGCCGAAGTGGCCGCCGAGCGCGACCGCCTGAGTGGCGACATCAAGGCCGCGCGGGTGAAGGCCGACATTGCGGCCGCCGTGTCCACGCATGGCTTTCTTGACGACGAACTGGTGGGCGAGTACCTGAGCCGGCGCACCGAGTTCAACGGCGATGCGCCGATGTTCAAGACCGACGATGGCCGGCTGATTCCGCTGGCCGAGGGTGCGGCGCTGATCGCCAGCACCAAAAAGCACCTCTTGAAAGCGTCCGGGGCGGGAGGCTCCGGGCACGTTCCAGCCGCCGGCCGTGGAGCGGTCGTCAACCCGTGGGCGAAAGCCAGCCTGAACCTGACCGAACAGGTGCGCATCGCCAAGGAAAACCCGCAACTGGCCGAGCAGCTCAAGACCGCTGCACAGGCCGCCTGAACTTAAGGACGCCCCACCATGACCGTCAAAATCGCCGACATCCTCACCCCCGCCGTCTGGAACGACTACGGCGCCAACCGCACCACCGAGCTGTCGGCCTTCTGGCAGGCCGGCGTCGTGGCCCCTGTGCCCGGAATCGAGCTGCCCAATGGTGGCTCGACCGTGAACTTCCCGCATTTCAACGACCTGACGGGTGACGCGGAAAACCTCTCGGACAGCACCCCGCTCACGCCGGGCAAGATCACCACGGGCCAGCAGGTGGCGGTGATCGTGGGCCGTGGGCGCGCCTGGGACGTGAACGACCTGGCTGGCGTGTTTGCCGGTGCAGACCCGGCGCGCGCCATCATGGACCGCATCGCCGCTTACTGGGCACGCCAGCAGCAGGCCGAGCTGATCGCCACGCTGACGGGCGTGTTCGGCGCGGCCAGCATGTCGGGCCTGTTGCATGACGTGTCGGCGGGCGGCTCCGAGGCGACGCGCACCTTCAATGCGGTCAACTTCATCGACGCCACTCAGAAGCTTGGGGACGCCAAGAGCGGCGTGTCGGCGATTGCCATGCACAGCGCCACCGAGACGTATCTGGCCAAACAGCAGCTCATTGCCTACGAGACCAGTGCCGACAAGTCCGACCGCGTGCCGTTCTACATGGGCAAGCGCGTGATCGTGGATGACGGCCTGCCGGTTTCCAGTGGCACTTACACCAGCTACATCTTCGGCGCCGGCACCGTGGGCTATGCCGAGGCGACCGTGGGCGCGGCCGACCTGGAAACCGACCGCGACATCCTGGCCGGAGAGGATGTGATGGCCATGCGCCGCCGCTTCATCCTGCACCCGGTGGGCATGCGCTGGGTGGGAGCCTCAGCGGGTGCCTTCCCTACCCGGGCTGAACTGGCCACGGGCACGAACTGGACCCGCGTCTATGACCCGAAGGCCATCCCGATGATCGCCTTCAAGCACAAGAACGCCTGATTGCCGGAGCCGACATGGGACTCTTTGCATTCAACGCAGCCCGGCGACGGGCCGCCCAAAAGGCCGAAGCGGCACAGCAGCAGGCCCCCGAACAACCTGCCGCCGCCCAAAAGGCCGAAGCGGCAGAAGCCGAAGCCATGGAAAAGCCCGCGTCTCGCGCGCCGCGCAAGGCCCAAGGAGCCGAGAAATGAGCCCCATCGAACCAACCCCTTACACCCCCGAGCCCGGCGGGCGCTACTTCGTCGGCGAAGACGGCAAGCGCGTGCGCGTGGATGAGCCTGCCGCGCCTGAGCCCGTCGCACCAGCCATCGCGCCCACCCCCGCGCCCACCCGTGCTGCACCGCCCAACAAAGCCCCCACCAAGGACTAAGCCATGGCCGACAAGACCAACCAGAACCAGCGCTTCATCCGCAAGACCGTCATCATGGCGGCCCTTGAATCCACCTACGGGTCTTATCCGACCTTTGACCCGGCCACGGACACGCTGCTGATCTCAGACGTGGAGATGAGCTACACGTCCAACAACCAGGAGCGCGACGTGATCCGCGCCTACCTGGGCGCCAGCGAGGAGCTGGTGGGCGACGACTACATGACCTTCACCTTCAGCGTGGAGTTGGCGCCTTCGGGCACCGTGGCGGTGGCGCCCGCCTGGGGCCGTCTGCTGCGCGCCTGCGGCATGGCAGAGACCGTGGTCGCGGCCAAGTCGGTTTACTACACGCCTGTGTCCAACGGCTTCAGCAGCCTGTCTTTTCGCTACTTCATCGACGGCGTGCGCTACATGGCGCATGGTGCGCGCGGCACGTTTGAGTTGGTCATGGGCATCGGCGAAATCCCGAAGATCAAGTTCACCTTCCTGGCCCGCTACTCCCAGGCCAACCCGCATTCGGTGGCCACGCCCGGAAGCGTGGGCTACGCGGCCTGGAAGCCGCCGCTGATGGTGACGAACTACAACAGCGGCATGGTCAAGATCGGGGCCTCGTACAACCTCGCCACCGACACGATCACCGGCGGCGACACCTACGCCAGCCGAGGCTTCAGTTTCCAAATGGCCAACGACACGGTGTATCAGGCCATGCTGGGCATTGACCGCGTGTTGATCACCGACCGCAAGCCCGCCGGCTCCATCACGCTCGACCTGGCCGGCGCCGACGAGGTCCAGTTCCGCACCGACGTGCGTGCCAACACCTTGCGCAGCCTCACGTTTGATCACGGCCTGGGGGCTGGCAACCGCGTCGTGGTCCACACCCCCGCTGCGCAGTTCACGAACCCGCAAATCGTGGACCAGGACGGCGTGGCGATGACCAAGTTCGACGTGCGCTACGTGCCCGTCAACGGCGACGACGAGGTTGCCATCGTCTGCCGCTGACCCCGCCCTTTGCGCGCACAACACACAAAAAAGGATCTCCCCCACCATGTTCAAGCTGATCGAACGCAACACCGTTTCCGTGCCCGTCAAGGGCGTGATCACCGGCGATTCGGGCAAGCCCGAGCGTTTTGAGTTTTCCCTGTTGTGCCGGCGCCTGGGGGCCGACGCCCTGAGCGAGCGGCTCAAGGACCCAGATCGCACGGTCAAGGCCTTCATGCAGGACGTGGTCGAGGGCTGGCGCGGTGTGGCCGACGCCGAAGGCCAGCCGCTGGCCTTCAACGAAGCCAACCTGGAAGCCCTGCTGGAGACGCCCGGCATGGCCCATCTGGCGTTTCAGAGCTACCTTCAAGAGCAGGCGGCCAAGGCAAAAAACTGACGCAGGCCGCGCGCCAGTGGGCGCGTGGCAAGCTGCGCAACGCCCACCTGAGCCAGACCCATGCCGACGAGCCCGAGCCCGAGCCCGAAGACCAGGTGCAAGACGCGCTGCGCGCGTTCGGCCTGTGCATGGCCGAGGGCGCGGCGCTGCGGCCTGATGAGCCGCAGGAGCTTTACCTGTGGCCTTGCAACCGCCAAGCCTGGGGCGTGTTTCTGGCCTGCGCCACGCAATGGCGGGTGGGCTGGGGCGGCGCCACCGGCTTGGATTACGCGGCCGTGCGCGTGGTCATGGACGTGGAGGGCGTGGGCAAAAAGCACCGCGCTGAGGTGTTTCAGGGCGTGCGCGCGATGGAATACGCTGTGCTCGACGAGTGGGAGCGGGCGCGCGCGAAGTGAGGACTACAGCAGCCAGCCAAGCAGCGCCGCCATGCCCAGCAGTTGCAGCCGCCCCACGCCCGCGCGGCGTGCGGCCGCGCCCCACAGCCGCCACAGCATCCAAAGCCAGCCCAAAAGCCCCAGGCTTGCCAGCGAGTTCAACAAGGCATTCAACATGCGCCGGAGTATCGCACCATGAACGGCGCACAAGTGGGCATCCGGCTGAACTTGAGCGGGGCCGCGCAGGTTGAGGGCGGCCTCAATCGCGTGGGCGACCGGCTTGACAGCCTCGGCGCCAGCACCCGCACGGCCCAAACCGGGGCCGCCGAGATGGCTTCGCGTCTTGATGGGGTCAACCGCAGCGCCCTTGCCTCGGCGGCGGGGGCCGACCGATTGTCGGACGCCGTGGCGCGGTTGGGGCACTACGGTCTGGGCGGTGTGGGGTTGGCCGCCTTGGTGGCCACGGCCCATGGAGCGGCCAAAGCCTTTTTTGATGCCAGCGCATCGGCGCAACGCCTGAGCACCCAGCTCGAATTCGCCACCGGCAACAGCGCCCGGCACGAACTGTCATTCGCGGCCGCCCTGGCCAACAGGCTGGGGCTTGAGCTCAACAGCGTCACACAGGCCTATGCAGGCTTTGCCAGCGCCGCCCGAGGCACGGCTTTGGAAGGCCAGCGCGCACGCGATACGTTTGAAGCCATTGCCAAAGCCAGCGCCGTGATGGGCCTGAGCGCCCACGAAACACAGGGCGCGCTCCTGGCCGTGCAGCAAATGATGGGCAAGGGCGTGGTCAGCGCCGAAGAGTTCAGGGGCCAGTTGGGCGAGCGCATGCCCATTGCGCTTCAGGCCGGAGCCCATGCTTTGGGGGTGACGACGGCCGAATTCACCCGGCTGATGGAGACCGGCCAACTTATCGCCGTCGATTTTTTGCCCAAGTTCGCCGACGCCATCAACACCATGCTGGGCGACAGCGCAGAGAAGGCCGCCGATCGGCTTGACGCTTCGGTGGCTCGAATGAGCAACGCGTGGCAAAAGTTCAAGCAAACCGTGGGCGACGCAGGTGTGGCCCAGGCCGTTGCCCGCGAGGCCACGGCCGTTTCTGGCGCGCTTGACGCGGTTTCAGACGCCATGCTCACCGCCAAAGCCTCCGGCGCAGGGTTTGCCATGCAGCTCAGTGCCGGCGTTGGAAACGCTTTGGGGCGATTGTCTTTCGATGCCGTCTCAGGCGCGGCCAACCTGTTCAATGGAACGCTCAATGCCCTCAGTTTGGGGGCGTTGAACCTCAAGACGGACATTGACCTGCTGCCCGACGCATTCCGCACCAACGCTGAGCAGGTGGCCCTGATGGGGGCCAAAATGCAGCAGGCTCAGGCTGCATACGCCGCCCTGCAAAGCCAGCTTGAGCAAAAGCCAGACAACATCTACATCAAGTCTGAGCTTGCCTCGCTGGGTCGGTACATTGCCAGCTTGCGCGAAGCCATTGCCTTGCGCGCCTCGCTCAGCGGACAAGATGCGGGCCTGATCATCGGCAGCGTGCCCAATCCGGATCGGCTGCTGGCCCAAGCCAACGCCCAGGCCGACGCACAGGCCTTGGCCGCTTTACGGGAGCAGGGCCAAGCCTACGCCAAGCTGGTGACCCAGCTTGCCACGCCGCAAGAGAAGCTCAACGCCGCCCTGATGGAAGCACAGAATGCCCTTGGAGCGCTCTACACGCCCGAAATTGAAGCGCGCATCAAGGCCCATTACATCAAGCCAACCCAACAAGCACGGGCAGCCACCGTGCAATCAAGCGCCGCACAACGCGAGCAAGCCGAGCACGCCCAATGGCTGCTGTCGATGGAGCAGGCCGCCGACGAGCACCGACAGAAGATGTTCGCGCGCCGCATGGACGAGCACGACAAGCTGCTGCAGGCCGCGCAGGACGCCGCCGCCGCCCACGTCGCGCAGCACGCCGCAGCCGCTCAAAGCGCGCAGCAGCGCTTGCAGGACATGGAGCACGAGGCCGAGGCCATGGCCTACGCCGAGGCGTACCAGGTCAGCATGGCGCAGGCCGTGGAGCGGACCACCATCGCCCGCCTGAAGGAAAAGCAGGTGCAGGCCATGGGCAACGAGGCCGTGGTGCTGGAGCTGCAGCGCGAGATCGAAGCCCGCCAGCGCATCGCCGACATGATGGCCGGCCGCGAGTTGCGCGCGGCCGCGCAAAAGCTTCGCGAAGACGAGGAGGCGGCTTGGGCTCGAACCTGGGAACAGGTGGGGCAGAGCTTCACCGACGCGCTCATGAGGGGCGGGCGCGGCGTGGCGCAGTACCTCAAAGACCTGTTTCGAACCTTGGTGCTGCGCCCGGTGCTGGCGCCTGTGGGCTCGGCCGTGGCATCGATGTTTGGCGCCTCGCCGGCGGCAGCGGCCGTGCAGGGTGGGGGCGGTGCGCTGGGCATGCTGCTCAACTTGCCCAGCAGCGGCCCAGCGATCATGCAGGGCATCGCCGGGCCGCTTCAAAGTGGCTTCGCGGGCGTGGGGGCCACGGTGGGCAGCGTCGGCGCCAGCGTGCAGTACGGCACCGCCGCTTTCAGCCAGCAAAGCACGATGTTGGCCGCGCAAGAGGCGGGCATGGGCACCTTGTCGGGCACGCTGGGCAGCGCGGCATCGGCCATGGGCGGGGCGCTGGTGGGCTTCATGGCCGGGCGCATCATCAGCGGCGGCTACAGCGCCATCGGGGCCAGCGGCAACGCGGCGGTGGCGGTGGGCACAGGCATCGGCTTGGCGGTGGGGGGGCCCATCGGCGCGGCCATCGGCGGCGCCATCGGTGGGCTGGTCAACCGCGCCTTTGGCCGCAAGCTCAAAGACAGCGGCATCCAGGGCGAGTTCGGCGGGGCGCAGGGCTTTGAGGGGCAGGGCTACGAGTTCTACAAGGGGGGCTGGTTCCGGTCCGACAAGACCAAGACCCGCCCCTTGGACGAGGGCGTTCAATCCGCCTTGGCCGGCCAGTACGCAGCCCTCAAAACCGCCTCCGCCGGCATGGCCCAAACCCTGGGCCTGAACGCCTCCGCGCTGGACGCCTACACCCGATCCATCAAGCTCAGCACCAAGGGCCTGAGCGAGGCGCAGGTCAATGAGCGGCTGGCCGTCGAGTTCGCGGCCATGGGCGACGAAATGGCGGCCCTGCTGCTGGGTACCGTCACCACCCGCACGCGCGAGGTTCAGCGAGAGGTTGATGAGGTTGGCGCCTACCTGGGCGAGGGCGATTGGGAGCGCACCACCCGCACCGTCACCGAGGTCATCACCGAGCAAACCACGGCGCAGAGCGAGTACGCCCGGGCGGGTGAGACGGCCAGCCAAACCCTGCAACGCTTGGCCGCCAGCCTGGGCGCCATGAACCCGCTGTTCGAGTTCATGGGCGCCACGCTGTTTGAGGTGAGCCTTCGTGGTGCCGACGCCGCCAGCGCCCTGGCCGATGCCTTGGGCGGGCTGGACGCCGCGAGCGCCAAAATCGCCGCCTACCACGCCAACTTCTACACCGAGGCCGAGCGCACCGAGCACACCACACGCGCCCTCACCCGGACCTTGGGCGAGCTGGGGTACGCGCTGCCCGAAACACGCGCGGGCTTTCGGGCTTTGGTGGAGGCGCAAGACCTCACGACCGAGGGCGGCCGCGCCGCCTACGCCGCGCTGATGAACGTGCAGGATGCCTTTGCGTCCATCACGCCAAGCGCGGCGGACCTGGCCGCGCAGTTGAACACCGTCGGCGCCGCCCTTGGGCGCCTGTTCGAAGACCTGCGCGGCCAGATCGGGCGCATGCGCAGCGACGTCGCCAGCGCGCGCGAGTCGATCACGGGCGAGCAAAACGGCCCCCTCAGCCTCGCCGACATTCGGGCCAGCATCGCCGCCATCGATGTCGGCGCCGGGCCAAGCCGCAGCGCGCTGGATGCCGCGCTGGGCCGTCAGATCGACCTTGAGCGGGCGCAGCAGGCCCAGGCCGCCGCGGGGGGCGGGGTCGCCCAAACCGCCGCCCAAACCGCCGCAGCCCAAACCGAGCTTGGCGCGGCGCAACAGGCCGTCGAGGACGCGCAGAGAAAATACGTGCAGGGCATCGCCGCCTGGGTGGCGGCAAGCAAGCTCTCCACCGAGGCGTTGGGCAAGCTCAAGGCCGAGACGCTGCGCTATCACGCGCAGCAGCAAGACTTGGCGCAAACCATGCGCCAGAGCGCCGCGTCATTGCGCGCCGCCGTGGACGCCACCCGGCAGCAGACGATGACGGAGGCTCAGGACCTCGCTTCGCGCATGAGGCTCTTCGCGCGCAACTACCTGATGGCGCAGTTCACCACGGGCTCCACCAAGGCCGCCTACGCCGACAAACTCGCCGCCGCGCTGCCTCAGCTGAGCGCAGATCTGGCCGCCACCAGCGCCAGCCGCCTGGAGTGGGCCGAAGCCGTGGCACGCCTGAGCGCCCAGGCCAAACAGGTGGCCGACCGGGTGGACGCCACGGCGCCCGCCACCTACGAGGCCGAGTCTTTGGCGTTGCTCGACGCCATCGAGGGCAAGCTCGCCGGGCTCGATGCCACGGCGCTCGGGCTGCAAGATTCCGTCACGGCGGCCATCCACGCGGGCGCGGCCCGCACCGCCGCCGGCCTGTCCAACCTCATCAAGGTCGTGCAGGAGGCCGACAAGAGCGCAAGCCTGCAGGCGTTTGCCACGGGCGGTGTCTTCACGAACAGCGTGGTCAACAGCCCGACCGTGGCGCCCATGGCGCTGTTCGGCGAGGCAGGGCCGGAGGCCATCATGCCCCTGGCGCGCGGCCCCGGCGGCGTGCTGGGGGTCCACGCCCACGGGGGCGGCCAGCCGCCGCAGCGCCAATCTGCGCCGGCCGAAGCCGACCCAAACGCCCAAGAGGCCGCGCAGCAGCGTGAGATGCTCGCCGAGATCAAGCGCCTGGGCGAGCGCCTGGACGCGCTGAATAAGGAGGTCCGGCAGCTGCGCCAGGAGAACAACATAGGCAACGGCAAAATCGCCGACAGCACCGACCGAAGCGCCCGGCTGCACGAGCGCTGGGCCACGGTGGGCCTGCCCGCCACGGAGGGCGCCCATGCTTAAGGTGCTCAAGCCGCTGGCCTTGACCGACGCCATGCTGCAATCCAGCAGCGTGCCCGAGGATGATCATCCTGCGTGGGTCAGCGGCACCAGCTACAGCCTGGGCGCGCGCGTGATCCGGCCCAGCAAGCACCGCATCTACCAGCGGCTGGCGGCTGGCGCGGGCACCACGGCGCCCGAGTTCGACGACGTGAATTGGGTGGAGGTTGGGCCGACGAACCGATGGGCGATGTTCGACAGCAAGGTCAGCACGGACACGGTGGGCACGGGCGGCGGCCTGCAGGTGACGCTCAAGCCTGGTCGCTGCAACGGCCTGGCGTTGTTGGAGCTGGCCAACGTCACCGCGTTCACGATCACCTGCGCCTACCCGGTGATCGCGCGCGGAACTTCTGGCGCGCTCACCACCAGCACGCGCCCCTATTCGTTCGGCATCACGCTGACCACGACCACCGACACCCGGGGCACCGCCGGCACGCTCACGGGCACGGTCACGCTGGTGTATGCGGTGCAGCTTCAAAACCGCAACGTCAGCAACTGGACCGGTTTCTTCCTGGAGCCCTTCACGATCAAAACCGACGTGTTCGTTGGCTTCCCAAGCCGCGCGGACATGACCATCACGCTCGACATCGCCAGCGCCACGCCGAAGGTGGGCGCGATGATGGTCGGCAACTTCGTCGAGCTGGGCGACACCGGCTACGGCGTGAGTTCGACGATTGATGACTACAGCGTGGTCAGCACCGACGCCTTCGGCGTGTCGAGGCTGGTGGAGCGCGACTACACCAAGCGTGTGAATTTTCCCGTCACGGTCGAGAACTGGGCCATGCGCCGGGCCTTCTCCACCCTGGCCGACCTGCGCGCCACGCCATCCGTGTTCATTGGCTCGGACGATTACCGGTACACGCCATTCACCGTGTACGGCCGCGTGGCGCGGTTCAGCGTCGCGCTGAGCTTTGCCACCTACTCCATCGTCAACGTCGAAGTTCAGGGCCTGTCCCTCTAACCCACACGCCCCCCCCCACCATGCCCATCACCCCCTTGCCGCCGCGCCCCATCCCCGGCTCCGAAACGTTTGAAGCCGAAGCCGGCGCGCTGCTGGACGCACTGCCGCTGTTCGGCGACGAGCTCAACAGCCTACAAACCGACGTGGCCGCGCTGTCTGGCCTGGCGCAGACGGGCGCCAACGCCGCATCGGCCGCCGCCGCCCTCGCCGCCGCCAGCGCCAACAACGCGGCGCTTTCATCGGGCGCGGTGCTGTGGGTCAGCGGCACCAGCTACAGCCTGGGCGCGCGCGTGATCTCGCCGGCCAACCGCCACGTCTATCGCCGCACCACGGCCGCCGCCGTCAGCACCACCGACCCGCGCGACGACCCGTTGAACTGGCGCGCCGACGCGCTGGACATGCCGACGGGGCGCCCCTCTGCCCTGCCGTCCCTCATGCTGCCCCTGCGCCGGGCGAGGGCGCTGGACGCGCGCGTCGCCTTCTCGCGCGCGTCCAGCCGAAGGCACATCGGCCGCTTCGGCGCCCTAGAAGCCGCTCCCGCCAACGAGTGGCCTCTTGAACACGAACCGTTGACGCTGCAGCCGGTTGGGCGCGGGGTGTGGGAGCAGCGAACGAACCTGTTCCTTCATTCGGGCGACCTCACCGATGCTTCATGGACGCCGTACGAATCCTTCGTGGCAGCCTCAAGCGTCGCCGCGCCCGATGGCACCGGCACGGCCTTCGAGCTGGTCACGGGCGCCGGCATCTCGTCGCACACGATGTACCAGAACCACACGGTCACGGCCGGCGTGGCCTACACGCTTTCTGTGTTCGTCAAGAAAAAGGATTACCGGTTTTTTGGCGTCTCGCTCAACAGCGCCGTGCGCTTCGGCACCACGTACACTGTCTATTTCGACCTCGACAACGGGCTCATCGCGTCGGGCACGGCCTCCTACCTGAACGCAAGGATCGAGCGACTCGAAGGCGGCTGGTTCCGCGTGCAGTGCTCGACCACGGCCATCACAGACGGCAGCACCACGGGCCCGAGGATCTCCAACGCCATCCCGTCCGGCGCAACGGGAACAGTCGCATTTAACGGCGCGACCAACCCGGGCTCGTCGATCATCTGGGGGCCGCAGTTTGAGGCCGGAGCCTTCGCCAGCCCCTACATCCCGACGGAGGCCTCGCAGGTGACGCGGAGCGCAGACCTTGCGACCCTGCCCATGGCGGGCCTGGTGCGCCAGGGCGTGGGCAGCCTCTACGCGGAGTTTCGCCGCATGAACCAGGTCACGGCGGGGTCATCGCCGCGCGTGCTCACACTGCATGACGGCACGGCCAACCACCGCATCACGATGCAGCTCTCGCGCAGCGGCGGCGCGTCTGCGTTCGAGGTGGTGATGGTCTCCGGCGGCGTCGAGGCCGCCCGCAGCACGCCGCTGCCCATCGTCTTGGGCGAGTGGGTTCGCGTCGCGCTCGCTTACCGCGCCAGCGACGTGGCCCTGGTCGTCAACGGCGTGGAGGTCTGGGCCGCCTCCACGGCCGACATCCCGGCTGGCCTTGCCACGCTGACGCTGGGCGCCGACAGCGCCGGGCTCAATCAGCTCAACGGCGAGCTGGGTCGCGTGTCGTACCACCCGGCGCGGCTTTCCGTGGCCGAGTGCATGGCCCTCACCGCCGCTTAAAAAAGGAGAGTTCACACATGCCTCAGCTCATCGGCACCGAACCGGGCCAAGTGCCCACCAACGCAGACCTTGGCGGCATGGCTTATCAAGCCCCCGAGGGCGTGGTCATTCGCCCCCAGCCCGTGGCCACGCCCAACGCAGCGGGCGATATGGTGTTTCAGCTCGCGAACGACACCAGCCTTCAGATCCGCGTGCGCGGGTCCGACGGCGTGGTTCGAAGTGTGACCCTGACCCTTGCGTAAAAGCGGAACAGCCATGACGCAACAACGCATCCAAATCGACGAAATCGGCACGCTGTTCAACGACCTGGTGATGGCCGGTGAGGCCGCCATCGTCCCAGCGGCCGAACCCATGCCGGGCTGGCATGTGAATGCTACGCACCCTGTACCCGGTTGGGGCGCATGGCGCGTGACCCCGAGCACGCCCCGGCGGCTGTTTGACGGGGGCGAGACGGTGTTCTATGCGTTCGCCCATCGTGCCGAGTACCTCGCCGCCCTGGGCGCGACCGATCTGACCATCATGCCTTCGGCCCCGGTGCCGGCCGTGGTCACCATGCGCCAGGCCCGCCTCGCGCTGCTCGGTGCCGGCCTGCTGGCCAGCGTGGACGCCGCCATCGCGGCGCTTCCTGAGCCCGGGCGCAGCGCGGCGCGGATCGAGTGGGAATACAGCCAGGAAGTCCACCGGGCACGCCCGTTCGTGCAGAGCTTGGGCGCAGCCCTTGAGCTCAGCACCGAGCAGATGGATGCGCTGTTCATCGCCGCCGCCGCGCTTTGAGGTTGTCCTATTTGGCACGCTCCAAAAAACCCACGAAAGCCTGACGCATGCGCACGCTCATCACCACCTTTGTTCTGTGCTTGCACCTGCTGGCGCCCTTGGCCGCATGGGCGCAGCCGGTCGTTCGAGACCCCATGAGCTACCCACTCAAACAGTATGCCTTCCTGCTCGGTACCGCGCTGTTGGGCGGCCTGGTGAGCTGGTATGCCAAAGTGCGGTCCGGCGCGGTGTCAGCGTGGAGCCTGACTCAGTTGGTGGGCGAGCTGGCCACCAGCGCGTTCGCTGGGCTGCTGGCCTTCTGGGTCTGCGAATACATGCAGCTGTCCCCTCTGCTGACGGCGGCCATCGTCGGCATATGCGGCCACATGGGCACGCGCGCCATCGCGGCGTTTGAAGAAATGGCGCAGCGCCGACTTGGCGCACACAACAGACCCAGCCGCACCAGCCCTCCACATGAAGGAGAGCATTGATGGAGTTTGATCGAGCTTTCACCCGGCTGCTGGGCCACGAGGGCGGCTTTGTGGACCACCCGTCCGACCCCGGCGGCGCCACACGCTGGGGGGTTACGGAGCGCGTGGCCCGCGCCAACGGTTACACCGGGCACATGCGGGACTTTCCGGAAGTGGCGGCCCGGCACATCTACCGTCGCGAGTATTGGCAGGCCGTTCGTGCTGACGAGCTGCCCCCAGCCCTTCGTTACGCCGTTTTCGATGCCGCCGTGAACAGCGGCGTTCGACAGTCTGTGCTGTGGCTGCAGCGCGCCATCGGAGCCCATGAAGACGGACGCATCGGACCGCAGACGCTGACCATGGCGCGCGCCGCTCACCCCGATTTCGTGCTTCGCCGCCTGTTGGCGCAAAGGCTGAGGTTCATGACCGATTTGCCGACCTGGCCGGCATTTGGCCGGGGTTGGGCCCGGCGTGTGGCTGATCTGATGGAGGCGACAGGTTGATGGACCCGATCTCTGTGGCCATGGGGCTGGCGCAGTTCGCCCCACAAATCGTTCGTTGGGTCTCGGGCAGTGGCAAGGCCGAAGAGGTCGCACGGCAGGTGGTCGGTGTCGCTGAGGCGGTCACGGGCCGTATGGGCGCTGAGTCGGTTGCGGCGCTGCAGGCCGATCCGGCCTTGGTGTTGCAGTTCCGGGAGCGCATGGCGGCCGTGGAGGCCGATCTTGACCGCGCGTACCTGCTTGACAGGCAGCACGCCCGCAGCACGCATCGCGACCACTGGATGCCATGGGCGTTGACCCTCACGCTGGCCGTCATGGTCGTGCTGCTGGTGGCTGGCTTGTTCGTGCTGCCCACGCCACCCGAGAACCGCGAGGTGGTGTACCTGATCGCGGGTCAGTTGATCGGCGCGTTTGGAACCGCCGTTGCGTATTGGCTTGGGTCCAGCCGGGGCAGCTTACGCAAGCAAGAAGCGATTGAGGAGCGGATGCGTGAAAGGCTCAACTGAGGCGGTGGAGTTCTCCTGTACCAAGAACATTCGAGCGATTCAAGGGCAAGGCCTACGTGCACAGCCACCGCACAGGCAGCGCACCGAAAAGACCCGGCGCGGATTTTTCTAGCCTTGCGGTAGACTGATGATCTGCGGTCTCATAATGGAGACATGTCTGCGTACAGCCCCAGCCTCGTTGCAAACGCCTTCCTCTACAAGGCGCGGCAGAGCGGTGCGCAGCTTTCTCACATGAAGCTGCAGAAGCTGGTGTTTTTCATGCACGCCTGGAGCTTGGCGCTGGCCGGGGGGAGCGTGGTGGCTGCACGCCCTGAGGCGTGGACCTACGGCCCCGTGTTTGACACCCTGTACCACGAGTTGAAGGGCTTTGGTTCGCGCCCGGTGGATGGCTACTTGGTGCAGATGAACCCCCTTTCTGGGCAGCGTGAGGCGCAAATCCCACATCAGGCTGATGAGGGGTTTTGGAGGCTGCTGGATCAGGTCTGGGGACGGTACAGCCCATTGACAGCGCTGCAATTGTCCGAACTTTCTCATGAGCCGGGCGGCCCGTGGGAGCAGGCGCGCAAGGCATTGAAATTGCAGCTGGATGATGAGGTGGTGAGGGACTTTTATAGGGCCAAGCTTGCGCATGGCGCCTGAGCAGCCTCTCGGCGAGAGCCAGCCGAAACCGCCGCCGATCTGCTTGCCGACGTGCAGCGCCGGCTTGACGAGGCTGCGGATGGAATTGCTGGATTCGCTGACTTGGCACACGCCGCCGGCCGAGCCTGCGAGCGGGGGTATGACGCGCTGACGAGGTAGGCGATAATCCAGTCTTGCCTGTGGCCCCGAGGGTTTTCAAATCGGGGCGCTATCAAGCCTGCAATCTGGCGAGTGATCCGGTCATGGGGAATGAAGTCGCGCAATGTGCTGCAGCGCAAACAGATTGCAGACTTGATGGTGTTAGAGCAGGAACGGACTCGGAGCTGCAACAGGCAACCGCGCCGTATAAAGAGTGCCTGCGAAAGTGAGTAAAAGCTCTGCTTTGCCGGGGTAAATGACCGGCCGCCATCAACCTACACTTTGAAGCGAAGCGCCCCAGAAATGGGAAGCCGCAAAGGTGCGCAGCCGATCCGGTCAGGCGCCGCACCAAGAGGCGCACCATCCGAAGATGCCATCGGCATTCTTGCCGACGTGCTCGCAAGGGCCGGCGAGAGCGCGACAGGGTGTTTCTGGTAGGCATTTTTGTAGGCATCGAGCTATCTATTCATCGTAAGTCGTTGATTTGCATGGATGGTATGGTCCCCTCTCACTCCGCCATTAGTTGGTCCAAAGGGGTTTACAGAAGTTCTGTAAACCCCTTTTTCATTTGTAAATCAAGGAGCTTGAGTTCAGGGAAGTTCAGGGGCGTACACTGGCATCCAGCCGCTGACCGGGGAACAAACCGGGGAACAAAACGATGCTGTTCCCCTGTTCCACGGCCTGACCGGGGAACAACCACCGGGGAACGCC